CGCGGGGGCGGCCGTCACGGCGGGCGCGGGCGTGGGCGTGCTGGGCATTGCGTGGGGCGCCACGGCAGGGCTCGGGGTGACGTTCGGGCAGATTGCCATGATCGGCGTGTCGATGGTTTTCTCCGGCGTGGCGGGGCTGTTGTCGAGCGGTGCGCCGACCGGCAAGGAAGAGCGCGCGACCGACCGCGCCCGGCCGGACGACCGGCCGTCGTTCGTGTTCAACGGCGTCACCAACAACAGCCAGCAGGGAGGACCCGTCCCTATCGTCTGCGGCCGGCATCTTGTAGGCTCCGTCGTCATAGACGGCGGGCTGGCGGTGGAGGACATCGACGTATGATCGGGCGCGACGGAATCACCATGACGGTGGTCGCCCATAAAGGCGGCGGCAAAGGCGGCGCGGCCGGCGGCAACTCCTCCCCCAAGCAACCCGTCATCGCGCCCAACACGCTGCGCAGCCGCGCCACGGCGCGCATTCTGGAAGTCCTGTCGGAAGGGCCGATCAAAGGCTTGGTCGACGGGCTCAAGAGCGTCTATCTCGACAAGACGCCGGTCCTGAATCAGGACGGCTCGGCCAACTTCAACGTGCCGGAAGCTTATTTCAGGAATGGCGACCCCGAGCAAGACGTCATCCCCGGCTACCCCGCCAGCGAGGCAGAGATAAACGTCGGGGTGGAATTGAAGTACAACGTCCCCGTCGTCCGCCGCATCGCGCCCGGAACCGACGCGGCACGGCTCAAGATTCGCGCCACGTCGCTGTTCACGCAACAGCAGCTTGGCGACGTCGACGGCGCAACGGTCATATTCAACGTCGAATGGAACATCGGCTCGGCCGGCTGGATCAGCATCGCGACCGTCACCATTCAGGGCAAGACGACATCGCCTTACGAGCGCTCGCTTCGCGTCGCGCTGCCCAAGACGGCGCAGACCGTCGACCTGCGGATCACACGCACGGTTCCCGATAGCGGCACGTCGGACAGCGGCGGCGGCATTTCGAGCAGCGCCACATACTGGCCCTCGTACACGCAAATCGTCGACGGCACGCTGAGCTACGACGATACCGCCTTGGCGGCGATGACAATCGACGCGCAATACTTTCCGAACGTCCCGACGCGTGGCTACTTGCTGGACGGCATCCTCTGCCAAGTGCCGAGCAACTACTATCAAGAGGACGGGACGTGGTCCAACTATGCCACGCAGTCCGCCGATTTCACGAACACCACGGCATGGCCACGCGGCGGCGCGGGGCAGGTGACGCGCTCGCGCGCCGTCGATGCGGCATCGGCCAGCGGTTACACGTCGACCATGACGACAAGCATTGTCGGTCCGCTCCAGATGGACAACCCGCTTGTTGCCATCAACGGCCGGATGCAGTGGTCCGGTGAGTGGTATTTCAAGCTCGGCACGGCGGCCACGACGCAGATGAACTTTCAGCTGATGCTGAAGGACAACTTGAATAACGGCCGCACCATAACCTACACCGGCGCGACCGGGGTTACGACGCGCGCCAGCACGGGGACGGCCGGCGTGTGGCAGGAGGACGCTTTCGAGTCGGTCGACCTTGGCAACGGCTATCGGCGCATGCGCTTGACCATGACGCTGGTCAACACCGGCACGAATCCGACCTCGGTCCGCATCCGCGTCTCGCTCTTGAACATGGCGACGATTGGCGATACGGCGCTGCTGCAGGGCGTGTCGTTCTTCCCCGGCACGCAATACGGCAAGTTCATAACGACAGCCGATACCGTTCCCGTCATGGGTCCGCTCGGTTTTCCGCCGCGCTACTACGATGGCGATTGGGACGGTACGTTCAAGAGCGCATGGACCGACAACCCGGCATGGGTGCTTTACGAATTGGCGACCAACAAGCGGTTCGGCACCGGCCGCGACATCGACGCGGCGGCAATCGACAAGTGGGGGCTTTACGAGTGCGCCCGCTACAACGATGAAATGGTGCCGGACGGATTGGGGCAGGGCGGCACCGAACCGCGCTTCACTTGCAACTGTGTCATCAACACGCGAGAGGATGCCTACAAGGTATTGAATGCCGTAGCGGCCTGCATGCGCGCGGTTCTCTATTCGGCCAACGGAACGATATTCATTGTGCAGGACCGACCGGTTGTCAGCTGGGGCCGGCTGTTCTCCCCCGCTAATATCAGCGACGGCATTTTCGACTACACGGGCGGCGACTACCGGTCGCGCTTCAACGCGGCGGCCGTGACGTGGAACGACCCGTCGCAGGACTACGAGCCGGCCGTAGAGCTTGTCACCGACCCGATGCTTATCTCGACGCAGCCGTACCGCGACACGGAGACGACGGCCTACGGCTGCACGGTGCGAGGGCAGGCCATCCGCCACGGCCGCTGGCTGATCTACACGAACCAAGAAGAGAGTGAAGTCGTCAGCTTCTCGACCGCGCTCGAAAATGCGGACGTGCGGCCGGGCGACGGCATCCTGATTCAGGACCCGAGCCGGGCGGGCGTCCGGCTGGCCGGGCGCACGCTGGAGCAGCCGGCCGCAAACCAGCTGCTATTCGATGCGCCCGCGCCCGGCATCGCGCCCGGCTGGAAGGTCTATGTCGCTTACGAGAATATCGTGATTGAGGCGACCGTCACGCAGGTGCTTACGGAGAGCCATGTAGCCGTTTCAGGATTGACGGGCGGCGCGTGCCCGCCGGCCGCCATGTGGCTGGCTCACGACGTTTCAATCGAGCCTACGCCGTGGCGCGTGGTGGCGATCAAGGAGAACGAGAAGAACAAGTATGAAATCCTCGCGGCGTTCTACAGCGCGGGAAAATACCCCTATGTGGACGACGGCGTTCGCATCCCGCCGCCAACCTATTACGCGGTGCCGACCGGTCCGCTGATCGGCCCCACCGACGTGTCGATCAAGGAGTACATCTATCTCGACCCGTCGGGTGTCCCGCAGTTCGGCATCACCCTGTCTTGGCAGCTTTCGACCGATGCGCGCGTAACCGGCTACACGGTGGAGCTGTCCGGACCTTCAGGCGATCATCGCCGCGTCACGAACATCAACAATTCGGCAATCGACGTTCCGGCGATGCGGCAGGGCGACTGGTCCGCCTATATCAGCGCGACCGACAATCTCGGCAGGCTCGCCCTGCCGGTCACCTTCACGTTCAACACGGTGGGCTTGAGCGCCAAGCCGCTGCCTCCCGCCGCGCTCTACGGTGCCGTGAACGGTGAATGGATCGACCTGCAATGGCTCCCGACGGGGGAAATCGACGTCCTCTATTTCTGGATACAGTACAGCCCGGCGACCGACGGTACGCATTCATGGGACAACTCGACCACCATCGCCACGCGCATTTCGAGAAATACGAATTCGTATACGACCCCCGCCCGGCCGGGAACCTACCTGATCAAGACCATCGATAGCCTCGGGCAGGAAAGCACGACCTTCCGGCACGTCATCATCTATCGGGAAGTCCGGCCGCCCAACAACATCGTGCGCTATGACGAAGCCCCGTTGTGGCCGGGCACGCGCAACCTTTGGGTCTTGACCGGCGGCGCGCTGTACCTCCCGCCGCCTGCCGCGCCCGAGGCGGTGCCAACGAGCATCTATCCCGGCACGCGCGCAACCAGCGTCAACGGCGTGCCGACGCGCTACAGCTATTACAGTCTCGCGACCACCTTCGACCAAGGCACGACGGGTCCGGTGGTGGCGAGCGTCGTGGTCAAGGCATATGGCCAGTACGGCAACAACAGTATGTCGACGTGGAAGCCCATCGCCATTGCGCAGCCGCTCGCCATGGGCGCCTCCAACAACTGGGATGCGGCGGTGGAAGCGCGCGGCTCGCTCGACGGCGTGACGTGGGGTCCATGGCGGCCGTTCACGGCGACAACGATGGATGTGCGGATGCTTCAGTTCCGCGTTGTCGGCCTGATCTACGATTTGCAGACGACGCTGCGCATGACAGATGTGATCGTGAACGTGGATGTTTACGAGCGCACGCAGAGCGCGGCGAATGTGCCCATCCCCGGTAGCGGACAGGTGACGGTGAATTACACGAAGCCGTTCTACGCGACGCCAAATCTGCAGCTCACCGGCTTTCCCTCGGGCAATCAAGGCAGCACGCTCTTCATTCTCACGTCGACAAAATCCACTTTCACGGTTGAGCAACGCAAGGACAACGGGCAGGCGCTCGGCGGCGGTTCGTTCAATTGGCTGAGCACGGGATACGGAGTTTCATAAATGGCGCAGTACGATTTCGGCACGATCAACCCGCTCGTGGTCGACGGCACGCAGCTGGCCAACATGCTCAACGCATGGCGCGATGCGATCTACACGATCCAACGCGGCGCCTCGCGGCCGGCCTTCATCGTCCCCGGCATGGTCTGGGTGAGCGATGCCGCCGGCCCGACGGCGTGGCGCCTGAACATGTACATTTCCCCGACCGTCGGTGACGTGGGCCTGTTTTCCTTCAACACGCAGACCGGCGCGACGGCGCTTCTTGTGCC